ACCAAGCGTGGGGCTTACTCAAAGAGGACATGAGCAGAGACCCCTCATGGGTCGTAGGGGGCATGAGCGACGACATAGCGTTTGATGGGGAAGCGGATTGTGAGAAACACGTCAGAGAATGGCTAGTCAGTGTCATAGGCTTCATGAGAAACAAAGACCCTTCCGATACAGCAGATAGGGCGTATGACTTCTATGCTAATGCTCCCTTTCAACACTTAGAGGCACTCTTGAGAAACGAACCCAGTGAGTTGCATGAGAAGGCTTTGGGTATGTTGGAGGACTGCCGCCAAGCGAATCTAGCAGAGCAGACAGGAGATGCTGATAGCAATCTACCCCCTATGCATTTCAGTGAACACATGAGGGATGAAGAATGAACCCCTTCGACCAAGCGTGGCTTTTGCTGAAACAGACCCGTCAAAGCACGTTAGGTGAGTATCATCCCGATTTCCCCTCTCCGCACGGTGATGTGATGTGGTATCACGGCACAACAGCAAGACCCTCTTCGATAATCAATCGTGAAGGCTTAACCCCCCAAACACCTAATTATCACAACACATTATCGACAAGGTTGGACCCCTCTTTGCCTTCTCAGTTCCCAACAGGGGTTTATGCAACAGGTAAATTAAAGGATGCCCAAAGGTACGCTTATGCGAGAGGTCAAGATAGAAACCAATCAAGTCAAGTATATGGGATAAGAGAAGGTGTCTCTGAAACCCCCCAAGACAGACGCCTTAGAGAAATTGGAGAAAGTGCAGGTCGTAACATATCAACTGTCTTAGAAGATGTTAGATTCAGTAATCCAATACCAAGGCAGTATATCACTCCGGTGCCGATTCCTCTAAATCAAAAGACAGTTTAAGTCCGTTTATGGACTTCAGCATTTACGAAGTGGGACCGAGAGACGGATTACAAAGTAGCGATACTATAACCCCTACTCATAAGAAAGTAGAACTCATTGAGAAGATAGCACAAGTGGGCATTGATAAGATTGAAGTCGGCGCAATGGTGAATCCCGACAAGGTTCCGAATATGGCTGATAGCGAACTGGTTTTCAGTAGAGTGGCTTGGTTACAATCGCAGTGTGAATTAGGGATGCTTGTCCCTAATAGGAAAGGCGTAGAAAGAGCAATGGATGTAGGAGTTACCCAATACAATGTCTTCTTTTCGCCGTCTGATTACTTCAATACGAGAAATCATGGAAGAACCATGTCTCATATCTTCACGTCTTATTGTCACTCTCTTGCCGATGTTCCGAAGGATAACATCAGAGTATATCTCTCCACTTCTTTTGGTTGTCCTATTGCAGGCGAGATTCCAAGAAACTTAATGGAGAAGGCGCTCGATTGGGCGGATACATTGGGGTCTACAATTGTTCTATGTGATACGATTGGTAAGGCTAACCCTCCTCTTATCACCAAAACGATGGCTTGGACAGAGGAGTTAGACGCTAAGATTGCCCTTCATCTTCATCATGGCAAGAGAAGAGGTAGAATGAAGGATAATCTGAGTGCTGCTTTCGATTGTGGCGTGGAACAATTCGATTCTTCAATTGGAGGAATGGGAGGTTGCCCATTCATACCGGGAAGCGGTGGAAATCTCGCTACTGAAGAATTAGTGATGTGGGGAGAAAAGGAGAATCTGGATTGTGGCGTCTCTCTAAGTGACATGAAGCCGCTCATCAACTATGTGAATAAGGCCATCAAGGTCTAAGCGCTTACTCCAACTTGTCCAGTAGTCGTACCGGCTTTGGAACGTGCTTGTTGGGCTACTTGCTGGATTCTATCTTGTTCTTGTTGGCGAGCCTGTAACTTTGCTTGCGAGCGGGCCTGCATACTTTGTATACCGGCAGAGCCAATTCCTACTCCACCAGTAGCCATCATGCTTTTCTCTTCTCCTGTAAAAGGCTCTACTGTTTTTGGCAAACTACCCTGTACCGCCGATGGCGTGGTTAGTTCTTGCCTATCAATCTCAGCCTGTAATGCCTGTCTCCTTGCTCCAGCCATTTGTTGACCAGTGGGAGACGGTGCTGACGGTGCTGACGGTGCTGTATATCCGCTATGTCCTTGAGCATTATCGAACACATTGAGTCGAGTTTGCGTTGTTGAAGGAGAAGGAGGATTTGTAAGGTTGGTTACTGGTTTTTGAGTGTCAAGGTAACTCTCCCAATTGGTGTGCCCTTCCGGTAGATTTAGCCCCGGAGTGTTCTGCCCTTGCTTCCATCCTTGAATCTTTACAGGATTATGTGCCACATCCGTATACGGTTTCCCTCTTAGTGCATTTAGGGTATTAGACCCTCCTCCTTTTGGAACAACGCCTGCTTTTGATGCCGCACGAGCATTTTTTGCAGCGCCTACTCTTCCCATCATTTTTGTTCCAAGTTTTGCTGCTCCTGTTCTACCTGCTTGTGAGAATAAAGCGCTGGTGAGTATTGGGAGAAATTGTGCCCATTTTTCTATGTCGTCTTTGCTCTTCACAACGAGGATTGGAGGTGTGGCAGCCGGGAGTCCACCATCAGTCACAAAGGAAGAAGGGGGAGAAGAGACTGCGACCATACCCTGCGAATCTCTCGGCGCCACGAACGTGTGATGGAGCGCAATGTATTAGACATATCGCAGTAGTGGCGTAGGTATAGGGAGTCGTGACGATGCCGAGAAACATACCCATCAACTGCGCCATCTCTCTTCTGAAAATGGGCAACTCCGCCAATGCTGCGATGATGCACGACCTTCCTTCATACATGGAAGAGGCGCTCAATCAGAAGAAAAAAACGCGTAGCGATGCTCGAAAGAAGAAAGACAAGGCCGCGAAACTCCGTCAAGTAGTAGATGACCATGAGGAAGACGCCAGTGTAATTGACTATTATCGGCAAAATCATCCTGAGTGGTTTGGTGCATTTAGAGGCGGTGGCGGCGAATGAAGTTCGACCCGCGTTCAAAGAGCGGAAAGCCCAGCATCGCTATCATGATTGGCGTCAAGCCTTCAAAGAAGGATGACAAGAAGAAGTATGGCGGTGGGCCGGATATGAAGAAGGCTTGGAGGTATGAAGATAAACCCAAGCCAATCGACATGAGTGAACATATACGAGGCGACCCAACAAGGCCATTCGGTCACTCTATGGAACAGGGGGATTCACTTATTGATACGGCACGACCAAGACGAATAAGGCAATATGCAGGCGATGTGCCAGAAGAAGGACTGGAAGACAGAGAGCCTGAAGGACAAATAGACTCAGAGTCTCTACGAGAAAGCAATCCCGAACTATTCGAGATGGATGACCCACGATGGAAAGACAGAGAGCCTGCACCAAAGGGTTACGAATATGGTAGAGATGGAAGACTTCGGAGAGTTTCCCCAGATGAGGGTAGAAGACCTTGGGATTCAGATGACGTTTCTAATCTCTTAGCACGTAACAGGATGCAAGCCAAAGGTAATGATTCCATAGCCATGAGCATGGATGACCCGATGTCAGCAGCATGGGGTCTTCTAAGGGGATGACAAAGTGTGTCATCTGTTGCTGTAAGAAAGGCTTGGTACGATTCTACCAACTCCTTGTATGAGGATGATAGTCCCCCTAATACTGGTGAAAACACTCGCCAGACTAAACTCTACAATTTCGACCCACGAATGGCCCATCCGAAGTATGGGGAAGATTTAGCAGCAATGCGGGCTACCGATGAAGAAGTATTGGGAAGTGGGCTAAAACCTACAGCGCAACCTCGTCACAATATAGAATGGGAAGAGGGAGTGAGTGAATTACTCGGCTCTAATCCTCGCTATCCAGATGAGGAGATGCATGAAGTCACACATCATGGTGTGAAGTATTTGATGAGGCCAGATGGGAAAGTTCAGTTCCCCATCAAAGAGGGAGATAAGGGAATATGGCTTACTCGACCTACTGAATCAGATGCAAGTCCCGGAGGATTGTTTACACACAGAGACGCTGATAAATTAGTTTTCGTTCGTGGTAAATCTAAGTCATTGCGAGGAATGGGGAGAGCATATGAGCGAAACAGCGATGAGGCGCGAGAGAAGGTAGCAGAGATGTTTCTTCAACGAAAGAAGCCAATAGACCCAGATAGACTTGTCGAAGTGCCTTTACCTAAAAATAAGCAAATGTGGCAAGTTTTGAGAGATTTAGGGCTTACGGGCGGAACAGATAATCATGGCCGAAGTAAATGGGGTAATAAGGTACCAATTAAGAAGTTCTTTCCACTTCGAGGAGATGGATTAAACATGGGCGAACCAATGAACATAGCCTACCAGTTGCTCAAAGACCGCAAGTCGCCGGAGGCTTGGGCACACAAGTTGGAGTATGATAAGCAATATCAGAAGAATCCAAAGAGAGTCAAGTATCGTGAGCAATTGAACGCAGAACGTAGGAAGCGTGGCATATACGGCAAAGGCGGTGGCGATGTTAGCCATACTCAAGGTGGAAAACTGACGTTGGAAAGCCCTCATGCTAATCGAGCGCGACACTTCAAGGGGAAGGGAACACTTCGGAGAGTGAAGGTGAAATGAGTCCTTTTGACAAAGCGTGGGTCTTATTGAAGAATGTGACTGACCATGATGTCGATATGAGTAACCCAGTCAGTATAGAATCATGGAATGAACCGACAACGCCGTGTAGCAAATGCGGCCAATACGGTGCGAACATGCGTATGACATACAACAACAAGTTTGGTACAGATGAGCAAGAAAGGCATTATTGTGAGACTTGTTATCAGATTTCACATGGGAGAGAATAGAATGAATCCCTTCGACCATGCATGGACTTTGCTTAAAGAAGCCGAATGGCATCCCCCTAATACATTCGATAGTGATGAAATGACGAGGTATCTTCGTTATCATATGAATAATTTTCACGACAAGTTATCAACAGAAGGGCAAGGAGAGGCTGCATTTTACATGCAGCAACTAGAGGGTTTCATAAATGCAGCAAATAAAGGGGAAGAGTATTTTGGCTTTATGACTCCTGAGTTTGCAGTTGGACAGATGAATAATTTGATTGATAAAGAAGGATTGAAAGATACCCAATTGAGGAATTTAGAATGAACTTCTTCTGTCCGATAATTCCTAATATCTGTCTATACAATTAGATATTATTCTCTATGTTTAGACAGGATAAAGGAATAATCGGAAAAGTAATGCTTAAGATGACCTCCTTAGTGGACAGGGGCGAGGTCACGAGGATGAGCGACACAGACGAGATGAAAATGACAGGGCTAATTCTGTCCCAATCTGCCTTAGTGGGAGTGGCAGTTGGGGTATACGCTTCGGGTTTATGGTTACCCGGAGGCAACAACACAGACTCTACGATAAGTGGAATGACATATGCGATGGGTGCATTAGCAGTACAAACGATTGCCTACTATCTGTTCAAGATGTTCTTTGAACAAAGTATGAAGGAAAAGGTACAGATTGCCGAAATGCAGAGAAATAGACAAGATGCATTTAGACAACAACAGTTCGGCTTTGAGCAGAGAAGGGCAGATTTAGAGTTGAGAGTGCAAGAGTTGCAGTTGGAGAATGAATTGCGTATACTACATGAAAACCCTGAGAGAATCACACCCGGTTACAATGGAGGTAGCATAGGTATAGGTGTTCAAGGGGATTTTCATAATACATACAATCCCGGCATTCCAGTTCATCAGGCAGACAATAAAACGCCACTAAATCTTGGATTAAACGCTATGGCAGATGAAGTAATGCGAGATGCGCCCCCTTCTTCAAATATGCGACTAAAGAAGGATGGCACCCCAGACCTTAGATACAAGCCGCCTTCACAGTGATTATATGGTGCTCCCCGGACAATTGATACCCAGTCCTTTGCGAATCTTTCGTAATGTGCAAGATGATTCCGTAGAGGAAACGCTTAGAGCGATGCATCTTGCTAATACTGTGGATAATACCTACGAGTGGGGAATTGGATGGATAAGAACGATTATTATTTCTATTGTTCTTGCTTTAGCCGTGTCTGCTACTGAATCGAATAGCGATTTTAGTCTTTGGGAATCTACAATTGAGTGGTTCTATGAGCAAATCAGAGACATAGGACAAGGTATTGTCGATTGGGCAAGTTGATGCTCAATGGCGGTTGGCGGCGGTAGTGTATTGGTGGGCGTTGCCTTATGGGGCAAGCAGATTTGGAATAACTGGAAACCGAGAAAAGTCGGCATCTACGGAGCGAGTATGGTCGGTAAGACCACTCTTGACAAATACATGACTACTCCCGGTGAGATGGAAGACATACCAATTGAAGATAGAACTGAACATTACAAAATACTAACCAAGTATCTATTACCTAAACCAACAAGAAAGAGGATTCGTTGGGAAGGAGAGAGAAGGGTCATTCATTCGACTGATATAGGCGGCCAAGAGCGATTTTGGAACTTATGGATTGATGATATGGTGAATAGACAGTGCGAGTATGTAGTATTCATGTTTGATGAGCGAGCGTTCAAGGAAGGGGCGTTAGACCAAATAGGTGGATTCAAGTATCTTGTGGACTCTATAATCGGTCGAAATTATAGATATCGAAATTGGAAGAGTTGGAGGAGAGGTAAGAAGTATGTTCCTCGACTTGTGGTCTTGATTGCTAATAAAGCAGATAGATACTTCGACAATCATGCTGCGACGTTATGGCAACAAGGAAGAATAGGCGAACACAAGATATTTGACCCCTTTCGTGATGACCTCATTAGGCTTCAAAAAGCAGGTATACCGACCAAGCGCAACTTTATGGCAACACGTATAGGATGGAACGTAGAAGCCGCTTTATTGGAGATGATTGATTATTGACCTCGTAAGTGACCTTTTTGAAGTAGATAGGAGTCGGAGATATATGGCGAAGGGGAGTTCAACCACATCTTTGGTGTCTACAGGAGGTAGTAATTCTCTCAGAACTACTATTCCGATGTGGATTGTGGAGCAGTTCGATTTGAAGCCCGGAAGTAAGATTGAGTGGTCTCTAAGCGCCAAAAACGACGCAATGACTATTTCCGTAACCCCACAGGAGTGATACAATGGTGATGAACTACTGGCAACAACCTAACCCAAATCTCGCACAAGTGAACGAAGCAACATTGATGGCTCTTTCGCAGCAAGGAAACCCCGGTTTTACACATGCGATGTTATTGGAACAAGCGGCTGCACAGCAGCAAATGCAGAGAATGGCAACAGAGAAGAACTTAGAAGTTCCCAAAGTAAACTTCTATCCATCGCGCCATCCTAATCCAATAAAAGCAAGAAAATCTGATATCAAACAAGCATACAAGTTATTGAAACCCTCAAAGCGTTCGCTTCTTGACCCGCGAAGATGGGGGTGGAGTAATTATAGATACAACAAAGATACGGCAGTTTGCTGCGTTGATGGTTGTAATGTTATGGAACTAATTCAATACGACAACCTATACGCGCGCATAACCGACGAAGATAGTGGTAAGACTCTATGGGATTTGTATTGGAAGAATCCAGTTACTGGCGAACCAGAAGCATTCATCGCTCGTGAAGGAGTAACAAGTGGTAGAAAACTAAGAGCAACATATTGTCCTGAGCATCTCCATCTCTATCATCTCCTTTGTAAGTGGGAGGAAGAGGAAGATAGAGAAAATGAGATGCGACCAAGTAGGTTTCGTGATAAAATCAAGAGGGGAGTGAGTATTGTTACGGTGCCCGTCACTGCCGTAACAGGGGGCCAAACTGGGCCAACCCATCCTCTAATCACAAAATACGAGCCGTTCTTCGCTGAAGTTTCTGCAGATGCGAGGAAAACTAATGGTATCACAATGCAGCATTATTCTAATCCTGTGACTAATGAAAACGACATAACGACCATAACATTCGACATGAGAATGTTTCAACAGGAACTTATCGAAATGTCTCGGCCTACACAGGCATTCCAAGATGTTCTCAACCAACAGGCTCAAGTCATACAGCCTACTCCATTACCACCAGAGATAGCGCAGGGGGCTCAATAATGACATTCGGACAACCACCAGTAAGTAGTGGACTGAGCCTCAATTTGAGTCAATCTGGCGCGCCGATGACTAACGGTTACGCGGCCTCTGCTGCTGCACCAGCCTATTCCGGCTATGCTGCACCTAACCAAGGTTGGTATGGGAGCCAACAACCCAGCGCAGGACAAGCATTGTTTGCAGGCCTTACAGGGCAAGACCCTTACAATCAACAAGCAATTATGCCGCCCAGTGAGACTGAGATTCTAATGACAATGTTGGACCAGCAGTATTCTGTTGAGAGGTTTCTTGCATCTCCTCTCTTTTCACAATTACTTGAGATAATCAGCGCCATAACCACTTTCTCTGTTCTAAACGTTCTGAAAGGGGCATCTTACACTTTTGATGAGGATGCTGGTGTATTCTCTTTCAATACCACTACGTTACCTCAAGAACTTCAAACAATGAGTGCTGAAAACGTCTTGGCTCAAGTCACTGCATTAAATGCGCAACTTGGACAAATTATTGGACAAGCAGACCAAATCAAAATGCAAACTATGCAGAATGCTGGTAATAGTATACTCCAAGCACAACTTGCTAACGCTATGGCAAATCCCGGCATGATGACGGGTGCCGCAGAAGCAGGAGGTTCCTTCTTGAGGAACTTCATTACTGGAGGTAGAGTCTGATGATGAGAAGAGGGTCAAATTTCATGCCAAAGCAAATTGCCGACGTGACCATGCACATGCTTGCACCTAAGAGGCAAGTTGTCGTAGATATGGTGATGGTTCAACTCATCAGTGCTATCCTTATCTTTTTGGGAATTTTAACCTTCAAAAATACCGAAATCACTCAAGTAGAGATGTCGATGTATATGCTTGGAGTTTTTATTTCCTTTGTTCTTCTCACTTCAATCTACCAGCGTATTACGCGCCCAGTCTAAGCAATGCTGATTAAGCACATAGTATTCCGCTTATGTATGGTTGAGCGTAAGCCAGTCGTAAAGAGGTCGTGTGCCTTTTGTCAAATCGAGGAGAGGGAGGTGCTCGAAGAGACTCTTACGAATGGCGAAATGTCATGTTCGCAGTTGGATAAGGACATGGGTTGGAGAGCCAATACTGCAGACCGGCATTTTCGTAATCATATGGGTCAATATCACATGGCTGCAAACCCGTCTTGTATTATTTGCTCAAGTGAGAGTAGAAGTAAATATGAGGAGCGTTTCTTCTCTGATGGAGCAGAATCAGACGCAATAGCAGAAGAGTTAGGAATCAAGGAGAGCACTGTATATCATCATATGAAGCATCACTTTCAGCCATTGGTTCAACGCTCGGCGGCGACTGAAGTCGCAATTACCGTTGGAAATGAGATTACTGTTCTTCGAGGGAACGTCGAGAGACTAAACTCGAAACTTACAGAACTCATGGATGAAGGGGATGTGCACGAGGATGGATTTGTGAGAAAAGCCGTATCTCTCCATAAGGAAGTTCGTGAGTCTATCAAAGATTTAACCAAAGTGCAAGACCAATGGGGCACTATGGGTGACGGCACGCAAGTTAATCAAACCATTAACATTCTACAAGTTGAACTGGCAAAGGAGAGTCCAGAGAGTTGGAAACGTATCAAGACAAAACTCCAAAGTGAAACAGGTGAGATATCGTGATACCTATTTCGGACCTTATGCAAGTAAATCATCCGGGGTATCGGGTTTTCTGTATGGGTCATAATATGCGTGAAGTGCACTATCCTGTATTCTTGGATTATTGCGTAAACGTATGTGAGAGATTCAGGTTTTATGCCCATCAACATAATGGTTCGATAATAGTCGAAAATAGCATTATGCAAGTCATAGAGTGTCTCAAGAATATAGATGAGACAGACGAGCCGGAAGAAGTGTTTCCACTTAGAGAGCAGATTCGTAACTCATGCTATGAGTTCAAGATGCATTGCGATGAAATGGGGAGTAAGTTTACTCGACCAGATGCCATTACAGAGTTCTACGATAGAATCGCAGATTTGGTTATAGATGTAACATTCACATATGCGGGCGTAGAAAACCTCTATGAAAACAAGGAGGCATAATATGGGCAAGATTCTGATTCGTAAAGCACAGGGAACCATGGGAATGGGAACTGGGTCAGACTTGCGGATATACAATCCGAGAAGTGAATCTTCGACGATGTTTCGTCACAATCATGAAGATGAGGATAGTGTACACTCCCCAGAAGATGGGAAATATCGTGATGAGAGAACAGCCAAGAAGAAAAAAGAGCGAGAGGATAGGGCCGCCGAATTGAAAAATATCAAACACATTCCTATCAAAACCACTGATTTACATGAAGATGAGGACGTGGATGAGGATTTAGAACCGACCAAGTTTGACAGGGAACTCGAACCTTCTCTCATGACTGGAACTCATGGGAACTTCGGCGCCATGACAAGTATGGCAAATCAAGCGAAAGGGCCGGGTTTTGCTGGAGGCCATGCTTTTGCTATGGGTGAACCAATGGAAATCGCTTTCCAGTTGTTGAAGAGGCAAACGACTTTGCCCGGTTACGACAGGAAACGTGTAGAGGAAATGGTATCTCCAGAGAATAGTAATATCTGGATTGCTGCTAAACCGGGAAATGAGGAAATCTCATCTGAGCAGTCCAGCAACCTATCAGATGCAATGCTTCGAGAACTTGCTACACTAAATCGTAATCACGGACCCTTCTCCATAACAAGTGCAACGGGAAATAGTGGCGAATGGGGTACGGAACCATCATTTATGCTGACTGGGGTATCTGAAAAGACTCTTCCTCATATTCACGAATTAGCAGATAGATTCGGCCAACAAAGTATAGCGATATCTAATGCAAATAGTGAAGCAGCAAGATTTGAAACTCCTCAAGGAAATGTAACTGATGAGTTTACAAGTATGGATTTTAACCCAAATGCAGAGTATTCCACAGACTTTCCTACCGGTCAAAGATTAGAGTTTAAGAAGAGCGTCATAGTTCTCAAGAGAGATGAGAGAGTGGGATTTGTTGGTAAGAAGCCAAAGAGAGCAACGGGTGCTAAAGCAAGGAAAGATTACAAGGAGAGAAGTCGTCATTGGCGACCTTCGACTGGCGAGTTCAAACGGCCACCCGGCGGTATGACTCCCAGTAGTGCTACTGGAAGAAGGGCAAAGTCACGGATGCGAGGTATCAAGAGTGGTAAGAAGACCGGATTGAGTAGGGCTCATCTTGCTGTTGAGATGTCACACCGTGGTGTGAAGACTAAGCAACCTAAATCGAAAGACCCAAGGGCGTATAGGCAATATATGGGACAGCAAGAAGCGAGAAAGCGACTTGGTAATGTCAGAACAGTGCACGCCACGCCTGCGAGATTCGGAGCACGTTCCTATCGAGCCGGTCCGACTGGTGCCGGAATGTTGCAGAGTCAGTTGCCGGGACAGGCTGCAGCCGCAAGACAATCAGCCATGAGACGGATAAGGCCACCTCGAATCCCATCAGTAAGAATGCCATCGGTTCCTAACATTCCCGGCGGTGCTCCACCGAGCCCTCCAATGAGTGTAATGGGACAAGGTGGCGGGCAAATAGGAGTGGGGATGCCCAAACTACCGACTGCGACAGTGCAGGGGGCAGGTCCGGGAATGGTAATGACTGGCAAAGTGGGAGTAGGTAGTGATTTGCAGAAGCGGGGACTATCATACTACGACATGGCCGAACTTCGCCAACTCGTCAATGATGCTCGAAGAGCGATGAAGCGGAAGGAGACTAAGAAAAAGGGGAAGGGAGACAGAGACACAAGTGGCGGTGGCTCTAATTTACCAAAACATCCAGAGAATGGGCCTAAACAAACAACTCGACCCGAAGGTGCTACCGAAGATGCGAATAATGAACCAAGAACATTCGGCTTAGACCCCATAGGCCACTTAGTAGGACGTGGAGGTAGAACTCCATGATTTACTCATCTCCTCAACTTCTCAAGGCTCTCCTCATTAGGAAGGGCGATGGTAACTATCTACTCTATGGTGGGCAACTTCAAGTTCAAAGATATCCGCCACCAGAGGCTCATTTTGAAGACCCGGCTAAACCAGATATTCCGGCTTTTGCTCACACTGGTGGTCATGGGGAGAATGATACCGGTCACCCCGGTGTGGGCCACGTGATAAACGGCACATGGGTGAAGGGAGAACATGGTGAAATGGTCTGGCGCGATGACTCTGCTAATGAATATCTACATGGTATTGATGGCTTAATCAGGGCTGTTGGAAGTGAGTTTGCTAAGAGAGGCATAGAAGCCAATCCAAAGGACGTAATTCAACGAGCCATTGACAGACACAATATGGGAAGAGCAGAGAATGACCAAGTTCCTCATATTGATAGCAATGAGTGGAAAAAACTCCACATGTCTCATTTGAATGAAGGCGGACCTGTTAGAGGTAAAGATGGTCAATTTATCACTACTATCTCGAACGGTCTTAAGCACGCCAAAGACCATTGGCTTGGGAGATTTATGGAATCATACCATATCCCTATGAACAAAGAACTTGGAGCGGAAATGGCCGCAGTAGGCCATGAAAATCCCAATAGACACAGTTGGATTCGGGAACCTTACGTTAAGCCACATAGGTTGTCTTTTGCAGTCAATCCCGATGGAGAATTACAACCTGCTGGTGGGTCAGCCGATAATCTCAAAGGAAGAACAACGCTCCCTCAAAGAGATGTTCAAAGACTCTTAGAAAGTGGATTGATGAGTGGTACACCAGAGTTCCAAAACATATCGGCTTGGGGACTCGGCGGAATGAAGGCGCCAACCTATTATCTCAGACAACCATATGGCAACCAAAATCCAGTGAATATAAATCCACAAACTAAGGCAAGTTTCATGCATGAAATGATGCAAGCAATGGGAGGTAGCCCAGAGTCACTCGCCAACAACACCATAGTGAATAGTGCTGGAGCAAAGGAGTTCATCAGTAAATTACCAAACAATTTTTCGATACCAGTCGAAGGAAGGAATCGGTCATTGAAGGCTCTTCTAATGTCTGGTTCAGCAGGTTGGGAGAAGGTATACGGCTCTCTATCAAACGTAGTAGCATTCCAAGGTATGTTTGGTGAAAACAAGAGAGGAAGACGAGATGCAAATGGAAAGTTGCAGGGAAGCACAATCGGAAAGAAGAATCTACTCTACGGTGAGAGATATGGAGATATGGCAGAAGAGGGACAAGGAATCGACAAGTTTCTCGGACACTCAGCCAGAATAGGCAATCAGCATATATACAGAACCGAGGGTGGTCGAGGTCTCGGCACACACACTCGTGCAAAAGACCATTACAGTCATATTCTTCTTGCTGCTGCACATGGCATCGCGCACCATGAGGATGAATTATCACCAGAAGCACTGGCTCTCAATAATATCAAACTGATTGATAATGAACAGGAAAGGGCACAGATACCAAGATTAAGAAAGGTCATGGAGGTGCTCGGTAATACGATAATGATTGCCAGAGGAATCGAACCTATGAAAATACCCGACCAAGAAACATTGCGGAATATGCAGGCGTTTACAGGTCACGACCTCAGAGGAGGAACTCACGAAGACCCGGCAATGCTCGGCATTCCAGACCACGTAAGATTAGTAGGAACAACTGCTCTTCCAATAGATACAGAACCTCACATTACGGGACTTGGCACCCCATCATCACCTCACCAATCAGTAGACGGAGCGCCCGTTAGACCCGGTGCTGCTGAAATGATTCAAGGAGGAGGTCAATCGGCTGCAACTGGGCCTCCTCCACCTAATCCATTCAATATCCCCGGTGCCACTGTTACTCGAACACCGGCAGACCCTTCAATTGCGGGAACTCGATTTCCGGTAGACCCAACTACACCGGGTTTAGACCCACTGCAACAAGTTAGAGCAAGGGTAGGTAATGCTCCTATGGAGAAAGTGAGAGATTTTATGGCACGACGAGAAATGCCAGTTACGCCACAAAGAGTGCAGCAGTTTCAGCAGTCTTATGGCGACCCATATCAAACGCAGTTATTTGACCCCAATCAACCATGGATGCAGAAGTCGGATAATCTGGTCAATGTGGTAGAGACGATACAGATAGACGATGCTATGAGCGATATGGCAATAATGAAGCATGTCCCTACGAGAAAATTAGACAAGAGGTCGATAACAGATATCTTACTTATTGCTAAGAGAATGGATATTTCACCAGTAGATGTTCGCACGATACTCAATACCAAAGGCGATTGGGAGCGTATTACCAAGACCTATGGCTATGATGAGGATGCCATTAAGGTAGTCAAGGTTTCATTTGGAGGGATTTGATGGGGAAAGTCATGGTCATTAGGAAAGAAGCAGGAACAGCGTCTGCTGTTGGTGGTGGCGGTGGCAGTGTAGGAGTCGGATTGGGCGGTGGTGGCCTGATGTTCATGTTGGGGCAAGGCAGAACGATGACGCCGGAACAATTGGCAGATGCCGGATTTGGAGAAATCGGAAGCGATAGACACAATAGAGCACTCCGTATGCAGCGAATAGGTCATGCAGCAAGATATGGCGCCGCAGGATTAGGTGCATTCAATGCACTCTATAATCAGACTTCAAGCGGCCAGCCGGGAATTGGGGGAGCCATGGCAACCGGTGCGATGAGCGGATATGCTGGAACTGCTGGTGCAGAAGATATAGCAGCACGAATGGGACAGCGCTTTGGAAGAAAATTAGACGATAAAGTGTATCATGATGATTTTGTTGAGGGGCCAGAGGTCGCATCTCCATCTCCAGAGCCACTGATGATTACAGAAGGTTATGCAGAGATGACCCCCGAAGAGGCATCGTGGCAATATATGCAAAACGTTCACGCTGGGGCAGCAGAAGATTTTCCTGAGACTGAGGAAGAGAGACTGAATAGAGATGCAAGGAGTTACGATTGGTCATGAGTAATGAGCAGATGGACGCCTTCATCCTGAATATGGATAGAGAGATGTGCAAGAAGTCATTCAAGTATTTCTTCGTAGATATCCTTGGTTTCCTATACAATCACCATCATGACGATTGGCGGAAGGGATTAGAAGAGTCACAATACTACTGCGTGAAAGCATCTCGTGACCACGGTAAATCCGTCTTCTTCATGTCGTATGCGCTATGGCTTGCTGCATTCAATCCCGGCAAACACGTTATGGTTTTCTCTCACTCACTTGAGCAGACGCTTGAGCATATGAGATTTATTCGCAATCTGATAGAGGGAAATGACATCCTTAGACATTTGAAGCCAGAGGGCAAGCCTTGGGCGAAATCTTACTTCGAGTTTTCTAATGGTAGCCGTATGATGGCAAAGTCAGTTGGTGGAGCAACTCGTGGATTCCACCCCGATATTGTCGTTTGTGACGATATTCTCTGGGGAACGACTGCTTCTGAATTGGCTAAGACGGCCGATTGGTTCTACGGCGTTCTCCTTCCGGTTCTCCATCACACGAGTAAATTGATGATGGTTGGCACGCCATTTAGTTACAATGACTTGTATGCGGAATTAGAGCAGAAGGAGACATTTAGAGTAGAGACTTATCCTGCAATTGATGCTGAAGGAATTGCTCTTTGGCCTGAGCGTTGGGATTTAGAAGCCTTAGATTTGAGGCGCATGTCGATGCCAGCAATTCAGTTTACGCGAGAATATCTCTGTGAGCCTATTCACGATGTAGCAAGTATGTTCCCGATGCCTTTGTTGGAGCAAGCAAGAGACACTGATTTGGTTCTGATAGACAGGGCCGAAACTAATTACAACGAAGAAGGAGAGGCAGATGGTGTCTTCGGACAGCACTTCATAGGTCACGACCCTGCGATAGCATCTGATAAGAATGCTGATTTTACTGCGATGACTGTTATGCGTATCAAACCCGATGAGGAGAAGAAGGAGATAATCCACGTCGTTCACGAAAGAGGAATGTCCTCAGTAGCACAAAAGAGGATGATGGTGATGCTCAATAGTAAGTTTCAACCTGAACTTATCGAACTTGAGGGAAATAACTTCCAAAGAATGCTTGAGCAAGAGATGAGAGAACTTAGGGCGGATATGCCTATTCGAGTATTCATGACTACGCGCACGCGTAAGGAGAGTTTGTTCATGTCTCTCCTTCTTGCATTTGAGCAAGGACACATTAAAACTCCATATGGCGATGAGAGAAGTAAGAAATACACTCATGCTCTTGAGCAGGAACTCAATCGTTTCGGTATGCAGAAGAGTGGTAAGTTAGAGAGCGTAGGCGTGCACGATGACTTAGCGATGAGTATAGCACTCGCAAATTGGGCATCTAAGGAGTTTAAGGGAAGTGTAATGCTCTTGGATGATTATATGCCCGGTTTCGATAGTTGGGTAAGTGGGGATGGCAATAATACAGGGAGTTGGATGATACCATGAATAAGATAAATACGACAGAAATAGACTCAAAGAATGTAAACACTACACTTTGGACGTGAGAGAATGGGCATTTTTCCAGATAATGGAGACGGTTGGTTTGAAGCCAATCTTGGTTTTTCAGCATCTGAATTAGTGAAGCGTCTAAAGAAAGCCAGAAGGCACAATAAACAAGATAAGGATTTCATAGACAAAGCAATAGATGATATTAGAGCGTTGAAAATTATGGAAGTTGATGCTACATTGAAGGTGCATGATTGGAGTGAACCCTATTCTGATACTATCAAGGAATTAGGACTTACTGACCGTAATATGAAAGCACTCAGAAAGTTTGGAGAGTCAAGGAGTATTACTCTTCAAAGGGCTTGTCGCCAATGGGATAATGCAGATGATACACTTAAGATGCTCGAAGAATATGAAGATGTATGGGGCGATTCGGAAAAGAAGGCTTGGGTAGAAGCGATGGATGCCAAAAGAGATGCCAGATTGATATGGAAGACTGCACTTCATCAGATAGAAAGACTAACCGATAAAGAGAAGGAAACACTTGTCAAAAGTGCTGAGATTCTACAAAGTAAAGGCCCAATGACAGGAAGGATGATTTTTGAAAACTTATCTGAAAAGAAGATTCTCCATAAGAGTATGACGTCCATGAAATTAGCAAAATTACTCTCAATGTATGGTGAGGAGATTGATATTATTGGAGGAGCAGGAAGAGGGACTTTTGTCAAGATGGATAAGACCGGTCTCATTATCAAAGACCCATGGGCGTATGCTGCTGGATTCCTCGATGCCGATGGCTATATCACAATTACAAAGAGAGGTGAGCCTCGCGCTGGTTTCATAGCGACAGGGAATAGAGGTAAGATACATTGCGAACAACTGCAGAAAACTTTGGATTGCGGTATACTACAGTTGGACCAAAAGGTGTATAGCGACAATCAACGCAGTCAGCATCGCCTTCAGTTCTATTCTAAAGCGGATATAGCAAAACTATTGAAAGGAGTCCTGCCATTCTTACAAATGAAAACAACTCAAGCAAAAGCGGTGCTTGCATTCATAGAAGAGAGAGATAGTCTGAAGAAAGACGAATTGAAGAAAGTAGTAAGGTATAGCAATTGGAGTGACGATACCAATAAGGCTAATGCCCTACTGGCCGAGTGGGGTATAGAGGCCGACCAAGTGAATAAGTGGGCGGAGGCGATTTGATGGCAGAAGATGAAGAAACTGGAATACGTGGTTTTCTCAGGAGGGTTTCGGCTCCATTCAGAAGTCGAACTACACCTGAACCGCAGATGCCGCTCTATACTACTGGTATACAGGAACCAGTCTTAGCGCAGGGTATTACACTACCCGCGCTATATGCGGTCACGCACGAGAATCTCATACTGCGAACAGTCATTTCTAAGTTAGCGCAGGAGATATTCAGACGAGGCTACTATTGGGAAAAGAAGTTTCAGCACAAGTGTATGGACTGTGGTGAGGAATATAAGAATGAAGTAGAACAATGTAATCTATGTGGCGGGCAATTGAAGACGCCAGATGTAAATCAACTAATCTATCCTAAATGGCTTCTTGAGCAGCAAAATTCGATGGAACAGAACTTCATGCACATAATGGCTGAGATTGAGAAAGACCTCAATATAGTGGATGATGCATTCTTGATTTGCGTTAAGGAATACTTCGTAGACCCTGAGACATCAGATATGAAGTTCTATCGAGTAAAGGAAATCATCAGAGGCGACCCGATATTCATGAGAATCATCTCAGATAAGCGCGGAGTTCGTGGTGGTAGATACAAGGTATGTCCTCTCCATCGTGACCAAGTTTCCTATCCCGGACAAGACGAGAAATGCCAAGTCTGTGGAAATAACATGCAGGAAGCCCACTATGCCAATATGGCAGGAAGTGGGAAGACACAGTATTATCTGGAAGGAGAGGTTCTCCATATCAGTAAATACAATCCATCCAAGTTGTATGGTAAGAGCCCAGTTAATACCATGTGGCGACAAGCCATGACTTTGACGGCAATGGATAATTACATGTATACAGCATATCAGAAGAGAAGGAGTCCGAAAGGAATCATATCTGTTACCACTGATAATCTTGAATCAATGAAGTCATTTTGGAAGACTGTTGATGAGAAAATGGAGCGTGACCCACATTACATACCAAAAGTTGGCATAGAGAGTCAGACTGGAAGAGGTGGAGTGAATTGGGTTAAGTTCATGGACACTCTTGAGGAAATGCAGTATATTTCAGTTAGAGATGAGATGAGGAATCGTATAGCCGCTTTCTTTGGTGTAAGTAGCATTTTCATGATTGACAGTGGTAAGAGTGGCGGTTTGAATAACGAGGGAATGCAGATTCTTGTAACTAATCGGGCTGTAGAGTTTGGTCAGAAAGTCTACACTGACGTGCTTTTCCCTCGTATGCTCAAAGAAATGGACGTTACAGATTGGAAACTTACTCTCTATCCTAATGAGGAAGAGGATGAAATTACTCGTTTGCGACGAGACGAGATGGAAGTGAACCTCGCTCAGAGGATGATGATGCTTGGCTACAAACCAGAACTTATGGAGGAAGGCGACAGAGACATACGCTTTACTTATCGTCAAATGGACCCCCAGCAGGATGGCGCAGCGCCAATGCCGCCGGGAATGACACCACCGCAAGGAATGCCGCCCGGCACTGGAATGATGCCTAATGGAATGATGCCGCCGGGAATGGCACAACGTGGAGGAATGCCACATGGAGGAATGCCACATGGAGGAATGTCACCCGGTATGCCACCCGGTATGCCACTCAATCAGATAATGCCGCCATCACAACCCGGAGGAGAGGGAATGGGAATAAGAACGCCAAGAGGACCAGCCTCGCCACAAAGTCGAACATCTTTCGGTATAGGCTCCCCTGTTTCATCAGTTCAACAGAGGGGACCACAGAACTCATTAGCGCAGGATAATAGTCGTGCTCTACTAAACGCAAGACGAATAAAGGGCGCGTAATTCAAATAGCATCGCGCATACGCAATAGGCAGTGAAGACCATGGACCTCATCAAAATGCACCCAATGGCGCGAAAAATGACAGCCCACAACGAAGAACTTGCGAAAGCAATAGAAGATGGTAATGCAGATGTCGCAAGACAGCACATTATGGAGATAATCAAGTATGCGAGCACTCTTGAAGACGACCTTCTTATGGCTGTGAAGAAAGGAGAGAACGAAGTAGTAGTGCCTGATAACTCATGGCAAGTCATGAAGTTCAATCAATCTGGTGCAAACTTCGACCCATCTATGAGGGGCGACCAATTGCCCGGCACAATCATTCCAGCAAGAACAAAGCAGGCTATGAGGCCCGTACGCGGAACCTTTGGTCGAAGAGTCTGAGGCGATATAATGGAAGAAGGGGACGCAGGAAAACTCATGAATACTCTCATCTCTAAGATGGAGAGTATGGATAATGAGGTTCAGACGCTAAAGGCGGAGAATCTTATTCTCAAGAGAATGATGGATAATCCTAAAGTTCTCTTACGTAAAGCAGGTTTTGTTCCTTTCAACACTCCTCTATCGGAAGACGTTGAGGTTGACGCTTTCAGAGCAGACGTGCAGACTGGCGGACTTCTCAAGGCAGAGGTAGACTCCTCTGACCCAGATAAGTTTAGCAATACTGAGATTCACGAAATGAGTTGGGATGAGATACACGATATGGCAGACCAACATAGAGAAGTAAAGGAGATGTATTGATGGTAAAACCAAGATATGAAGAAACCTCGTCTGAGGTCCAAGAATTATTGATGAAAGCAATTGCACTTGAAAAGCGTATAGATGAGGCAGAGATACAGAAATCATCTCATCATCCAGAAACTACTTTTGATACGAGGCCGGGTGGCGTTCAATTCATGGCAGAAAGTGGAGGGCAAACTTACAATGTCTTCTATAACACAAACCAATCACTTCTTGATTCCGATGATGTCGCTAACAAGGGTGCGTCCAGTGAGAGCGTAAATCTTGATAATACTCCAATGAAGAATACCCACGACACCGTAAACAGGCTTGTCGAGGGATGAGCGTGACCAAAGTCGCCGTAATCAAAGGCGTCATAGACTCTATGTCGTGTAGAACATGTGGTGCTACTCCCAGCGAGGGGTGTAGGCGAAAACAAGGATTACCCATAGAACAATGTCCGATGAATGGGTGATAAGGTGATAAGGTGATGATGGATGAAAGAAGGCCCAATAGATGTCTATCTGCGTCATCGTTCTGAATTACTGAAGGCCATATACGACGGCACCGACCCAGAGCAAGAGGTTGGAGATTATCTCATCTCTACGATAAATCTGGAGAATCACGAAATAGAGTTTCATCCTACATCAGAAGACGAACTCTGTCGGGGATTTAGTTCCGATTTTCTAAAAGCAGAAGAGGGCGGACGGAGTCAACCATTCGCATCATGGAGACCTGCTTTTCATATGGAAATGGGGACACGCCATCCTTGGCGTGGACGAGTCAAGATGGCCTATGATGAGAGCGATAACGATAGATTCAATTTTCCCTTATTCACTGAGAAGAGGAAAGGGGAAACGCATTCACAGTTTATGGAGAGAAATAAGATACCTATCAGTATGAAGCATGGCCTTTGGCCGGAAGTTCTACCATCGAGAACGAGACCTGTAAGGGAGAAAATTGTAGGTAAGGATGGGATAGAGCGTCTGGTCGAGACGGGAGTCGAAACCGAACCAATAGAGAATTATACTGACGTCAGTCCTTTTGATAAAAAAGTGCATCCATTAAGGAGGATTCGTGCTGATACTGGTAAACCAGAATGGGAACAGATGCTTAGAGAGTTCTATCTGGGTAAGAATAAATGGGCTGAGAAGGTAGCAGATGCGGAAAAGAAGCATAGAGCGCATTGGAAGAAAGATGCAATTGGAGACGGCTCTGAGGAATATGATACGCAGACTATCTATGATTCTATACCCGATGGAAAGTTCTCTTTCTTAGGTGGAGATGATGGGCACAAAAGTGAAGTCACTAACCATCTTCATGGATTGCGATTGAGAGACTTCGAGAGATGGAAGAATGGAACTGGCGATTGGGGAGGTTTCAATGAAGAAGATGGTGAGAAGCACAAAGATAGAGTCAAGGCGCTGGACAAAGAAGGCAAGGACTTGGAAGAGGAGCATTTCAATGATAGGATGGAGAAATTACTCAGTAACGATGTTACTCCTATTACTTACAAACCAGAAGACCCATACGGAGAATGGGATAAGAAGGGAATAGAATCATTAGCAGATATGACCAAAGTCCATGCTCATGGAATGGGGCATTCGACTTTGATGAGAGGATTGGAGTTCCTTTCTCCAGAAGATAGGACTATTGTGATGGAGCATATAGCGACACATGGCACAGATGACCCAGACCTAAGACATCAATATATTGAACTTGATGATGGGCATCGTCTTTTTATGGCTCGTATAAAGCAGACAAAGAAGCAGAGGCAAGAAGGAGAGTTGCATTGGTTTCAACGTGCCAGAATGCATTCGGGCGCTAATGTTCCAGAGCATAAGGAAAAGCCACACGATTCATTCATACATGGAGACGAAGGCATGATTGCTGGCACTTTGGCTAATACGCTCGTCAAAGACGACGGCATCCATGAGGGCGAGCCGCACCAGTATGCGAGGCACGCATCTGGGGAGATAGATATGGATAAGGAGCCGAAGAAGATGTATGATAAGACCGCATTAGAGCATGTGATGGAAAAACTCGAAGAGGCCTATGAGGGAGATGGCCTCTTAGAGTATGGTGAGGATAGGGTAGATGCGGGTGGCTTACCTATCGGTAAGGCCAAGAATCTTCCGAAGTTTAGCGAGAGAGATATAGAAGATATTCAAAGTGCTCTATCAGAAGGGAAGGATGCAAAGGAGGCATTGAGCGAAAAACTCACAAATAATAGTCACATTGCTTTGGGAACAGAAGGATTTCTGGATTTAATGGGTTGGAATCGTGATTTAACTGAGAGGCACAAGAGTCACCCTCTCTTCAGTGGGAGAGGGAGTAAGGCTCTGATTAACAAGTCTATCATGAGAGGCATTCTCAAAAATCTAAAGCGCGTATCTGGTCTTTCTCTTAGTGCAAAACAGATAAGGTCAGCAATGGGAGCGCATATCGTTAATCATGGACCGAAGCCTGAAGACATTTCTGATGAGGAGCGAGAACATTACTTAGATGTTGAAGGAAGGCTCAAGGGATTAGGATTCCCACAAGGCGGGCGCATATTTGCACATAGAGGAGGGCTTGGAAGAGAACTTTCAACTTATGTGGAGATGATGCATGATTTTCATGCTGACGATATTGATTGGGATAAGGGAGAGGGAATATCGTCAGAGTTAGGGGACAGAGAACAAGAGGGGTCTGGAAAAATCATTCCTAATAGCAATACGTTGGGACTCTGGGCACGTGCCCATCCTCATTTCCTTCCTTATGGACAAAACTACCACGACACTGCGCATGGTATTATGGCTACGACTGATACAAATACTCACGCATTACACAGAATAGGAACTGCAAGACACCCCGGAAGAAATATCAAGACGAACAGTTCACAATATCTTTCGACTCGCAGTCCTTACTTTATGGCCCGATTTATGCGTGAAAACCCGTCTCCACAGAACTTTGTAATGGAAACGAAGAATCTAACTACGAGAAGTATCATGGCTCATCATTTCAATTCTCATAATTTCGCTACTATGACCAATACAGCAAAAGAATGGAAGGAACCTCCTTCAAAATACAAGAAAGATACGGATGGTGAACTCGTGCTTGACAAAGATGGCGAGCCGATATTATCAAACCGTAAGGGATGGACCGATGAAGAGTTAGCACGAAGAGTGCAGCCGGGAGATTATGGAATAAGAAGAGTAGCAGCATTAGCACGTCTACAAGCCCACGCCAATGGCAGGCGTAACGCCTTTGGCAATCCCGGTGAAAGAATGCATATTACCTTGAAAGATTTAGAGGATAACCCAAGTTTTCGAGCATCTCCCGATATGGACTCAATGGATTACTTAGCGGAGATGCCTCACTTCAAAGGCTCAAATATCCAAGATAGGCTCGACGCTGGTTTATTGGATGAGTTGGAAGACTTCAATGTCATACTTGATGAGATGAAGTCGAGGAACCCTCCAGAAGAATTGCCTGCAGACCATCCAATAATGAGACGATACGAGAATCTCATGGCGAAGTTCAACAAGGTATACGGGGATGAGATAATACGAACCAGTAGGGGTGCATACGGTGGGAGGCAAAAGCAAACATCATACGGTTGGCGTGATAAGGACGAGGATGTTATGCGAGGCGACAAAAAGGCTGTTACTAATTATGCTCGTGATGTCTTAATTCCAGAAGTTCTCAAAGCCCATCCTTCTGCATATCATCCGTCTAATCCTAAAGCGCTTGCTAATGTCGCCGCCACACTACAAGGCGCTATGAGGAGTATTTACAAGAAAGGGGGAGGAGGTCTTACTACTTCTGCTGCTTGGATTAGGCCTGCTGGCTCAAAAGCCGCATTATATGCTCCAGAATACAAGAAAGATGCGGATGGTGAACTCATACTTGACAAAGATGGTGAGCCGATATTAACAAAGAGGATTTCATCTGATGAGCAATATAGATTGGCTTCTTTGATGCAGCAAGGTGAAGTCGGAAGCAAGATAATTGGGGATGAGTCAATACATATGATTCTGAAGAAACTCGGTTTGCCAGACGATACTCCCCATCGCAAACATGTAAAGCACATGATGAAGACACACGGTGGTGATTTTACTGCTGCTACTCTCGGCCAATTAGCAACAGCAGGTATAGATTGGCAGTCGAATTATGAGAAGGATGAGAGGGGAAAGTATGTTCTCGATAAGGATGGGAGGAAAATCCCAGCAGCATCTCCATTTAAGAGTTTGAAAGGGGAAGATATCCATACATTTTTAGACGATAAAATGAAAGAACTTCAGGAGAGTTATCCAACTTCGGCAGCAACTGGACGTGAGAGCACAGAATACCAAGTAACACAACGCGCCTTACGAAGTGCATGGGACAAAACCCATAAGGGCCATATTGCATTGAGAGGAATTAGAAATGTTGTGAATCTTCAACCTGACTTATTGAAGGGCTATGGATTAACCTTCCAATCTTCTCCTAACTACAGTAGGAAGAATCCAATGATTGCTCAACAGAAAGTTTCAGGCGAGCCTTTGGGGGATAGGGAATTGTTGTTCTCCCACAGAGATAAGACTGGCGATAGGAGAGATTTAACTGATATGAAGAATATAGCAAACAGCATTCTCGTATTCGATGAAGGGGCATTGCAGGGAGAAACACTTCAAGCCAAGTTCGACCCTTTCGAGGGAAAGAAAGCGGTAGGATGGTATGACGATGTTCCAATCGAATCACATGATAGCGGAGAAGGGGCTATTCCTCATGACCACTACATCAGTGGAGGTATGGATGATGGTTATCTCGTCACACCAGAAATAGGAATTGAACACGATGAAGACGACAACATCGTCGTAGGCACTAATGCTACTGAGGGCTATTATCACACCGTACCATTCCAAACGTTACAGATGATGTTTCCACACTATAACAATGAGCATATACAAACTTTGATTGATAGCCACCCAGTTGAAGAAACGACCTTATCTAATCAACAAACTCCATCCAGTGATACGGGATATCCACCATCAGCGGATTTTCCATCTGTTAGATACAGTGAACCAATGCATATTTCCAATCTGTTGTTGAAGGACAAAGCAGAGTTACCGAAGCAAGTTCCGCTCATTGACCCCCTTCATAGGATATTCGACATTGAAGATTTGAAGCAATTGAGAGGATTCACTGGTGAATGGGTCGTCTCAATTCACAAGGATGGAAAAAGATGCAAAGTGCAATGCAAGAAGAATCGTGTGACCGTATTCGACGATAGTGGCAATAAACAATCAATGAGTGAGAAAATGAGGAATGCTTTCAAACAAATCGGAAAGAAGGATTACGTAATAGATGGCGTAATGCAAGACGGAGAGTTCCACGTTAATGATATTCTACTCTATGATGACGATGTCGTATACGACCTCTCTACGCGTGAGCGCATTAAAGTGTTAAGGGGACAGTTCGATAGTTACGACCCTGTTTACATACCCAGCCCGTCTGATATTAGAATTACAGATGAAGTTGGTTTGGAGAATGCAGTGAAGGAGTTGAGTAAGGAGTCTGACAAGATACTCTTGAGAGATGCAAAGTCCACATACATGAAGGGAGAAGAAAAGCACCCTAAGTGGGTTCTATTGGCAAAATCGGACATAGAGTTCCACATACCTTTCTCTATGGAGATTGATGATAGTCACTTCATTATACATCTTCCAGAGGACTTAGTGAAATACGAGATAGTAGATGGGGAGGCAATCGAGCCAATAGCAGCAATAGGTAGTCTTACTGATTCAGATTACTCTCTACGCCTCGCTAAGAGTCTTGAGCCTTATTGGAAAATAGCATTAAGTGAGATGTTAAAGGAAGAAACCGAGATAGAGCCTGAGATAGATGAGGAGAGGATAGAGGAAGAGAGTGCTGGCATACTCAAACCAAAGAAAGATAAGAATCTGATAATGAAGCCAAACGATGTTTACAAGACGCTCGTTCTCATAGAACGCGCAATAGATGCAATGGAGAAGGGATTCAGCAATTTGGCTGGAAGAGGTTTTGGATATGATGTGGGCGATGGAACCGAGAGTCCACGCGGCCCTACGAAGTTGGATAGTGAGGAGTCTTTACCGGATTGGGACATGAGGAAACGGCCTACAGAGGATATGGAGAAGCCAGAGGACTATCCCGGTAGACGAAGGAAAGCGAAGAAAAATGCCGAGCAGTCCAACGAATTGGGAGAAAGAAGCCTTGAGGGATAGTCCCGCAGCATTGAAGTAGTAAAGCAATACGTGAGATGATTAGTGTGCTCGGTAGTAAACAACTGTTCAGACATGACGATGAGTCAATCGCCATCCTCAAGGGTGGTAACGACCTCATTGTCGCTGGCTACGCAAGCGTGGAAGTTGTAGACAAGCAAGGCGACGTAATAACAAAGGAGGCATTAAAGGACGCATTTCGTAAGTTCATGGAAAACCCATCTTACAGAAACGTTCAATTAGCGCACTCCAATATACAAGTAGGCGACGTAGTACCAAGTTACACAGATAATGAAGGGAGGTTGTGGAAAAGCGAAGTCGATGATGTCGGGATGTTTGTAGTAGTACAACTCCGTAACGACATCGAGAAGGCCAAGGAAGTCTCAGCAGAGATTAGAAAAGGCGTTCTCAGAGGATTCAGTATCGGTGGTCAAGCGTTCAAAAGGGATAGAAAATCAGACCCAAAAAGAGGCGACTACCAAGAAATAAGCAAACTGGAACTTCATGAAATAACGATTTGTGAAAAAGGCATCAACCCCGAAGCAACATTCAGCATTCTAAAAGAAGATACGGAAGTGAACAATATGACAACAGAAAACGACGAAAACGATATGACAAAGCAACTGGGCGACGTTCTAACGCGCTTGGAATCACGTTTGGACGGTATGGAAAAGGGCGAGAAGCCTGCTTTCCTTGAAGACAAGAAGGACGATGACGACAAGAAGGACGACAAGAAGAAAGAGGCGGCGGAGATAACTGAGGAGCCAGTGGAGAAATCCAATGAGTTCTCAGATGTCATTACATCCGATTACTTGAATTGGATGGAAGACACTCTGAAGAGTGGCGGTGTGGACACAGGAGCCGCACGCGCACACTTTGATGGTCTGGAAAAGGCTAACCTCGGTTCCACTCCAGAAGAGATGGCCTCTAACGACCTCCAGCGAACTGGACAGGTTAAGGGACGCGTGCAGGAAGGTGGCAAGCCTTCAACTAACGCACTCGGTAAGACTACTGGTAGTGGCAAGGTTGCGAAGTCTGACTTCATCGACCCTCGTTCACTAACGGACTCAGACATTGAGGCCGCTTACGAAGTTTACAAGGCTGCAGCCCTTGAGAACGAACTACGTGGAAGCCTCGAAGAGCAGTTCTCTACACGCTACACGCACGAGAGGCAGTCCGAGATTGCCAAGGCAGAGGCAGCAGCATTCGATGCACGCAGCCCACTTGAGGCTATTCAGAAGTCCATCGAGGCACTTGGAGAGCGCATTGACGGACTTACTACATCAGCAGAAGCAGGAGAAGATTTCAAGAAGTCCGAGAGCGCCACTGGAATAGTGGTTCCTTCGACTGAGGATTTGGCACTAATGTCTTGGGACGAGGTTCATCAACTGGCCGATAAGACATTGAGCCCGGAGTGAGAATCCACAATACAAAATAGGAGATGAAGAAAAATGGCACGAAACTACGTACGAACAATAACTGACATGGAGCGCTATTACTATGGCGCAGGGAACGCAATGGGGTATTCTTACTCCGGTAGTGAACTACTCAAGGCAGACAGCCCAATGCTGTCTACCACTGGTGGAACTTACCAAGCAATTTATGGACGCAAAGTCTGGTCGCAACTGAACCAAGAGTTCAACGCTTTCAGTATTCTACCCAAGAAGCCTTGGGACCGAAGTGGATGGCGCGTAATCACTGGTCGCCCCAATTCGGGCACTCTACACGGTGGAGTTGCAGAGAACGCAACACTACCTGAGACAGTCAAGCCGACTTTCCAGCACGTTGCTGCAAAGCCTAAGACTATCGCACACACCTTTGATATGTCCGAGACAGCGATTTTCCTCGCTGACAAGGATGATGGCCTCGGAGATATCCGCTCGGTCATGAAGGAAGAAATGGGCAAACATCACGCTGAGATGGTGAACAAGATGCTTTGTACCGATGTCGACACACCTGCTGCTAACAACTTCGAGTCCTTGGACCGAGTTACAGCAGCATACAGCAACAACGCAACTACCACAACTGGTCTGGTTAATGGTCACGACAATCTAAGCGCTGACTCTGACCTCGACATATACAGTATCGACAGGAGTGCAAACTCATGGTCGAACGCTGAGATGAGCAACAACGCAGTGAGCAATGTCTCAACTGACAGAGTTCTTTCTCTCGACTTGATTGACGAGATGTTCCAGAAACTCTGGGTCCGTGGTGGTAACCCCAAGGTTATGCTAACCGGATATGACACACTAATGCGCCTGCAGCAACTATTGCAGAGCCAGCAAAGGTTCATGGAAGAGAAGAGAGTCACCCCCACCTACAACGGTGTAAAGGGTGTTCCGGGAATGGAAGCCGGATTTATCGTGGCTACCTACAACGGAGTCCCAATTATCCCAACCAAGAACATGCTGACGGATTCTATCAGTCGCGTTTACTTCTTAGATACAGATTACCTGCACTTTAGCACAGCAATACCGACCCAATACTTCGAGTCGGGAATTGAGACCGGCGACCCCTTCGCCATCAACAGGCTGGGTCAAGAAGGACTCTACCGAACAATGGGCGAGATTTGGACCACTTTCTTTGGGTCACAAGGAAGTCTGAGGGACTTGAAGTGAGGCCAGAAGGCAGGAATATATACAGGAGATGAAGAAAAATGGCAGATACATTAACAGTAACAGGCAGTAGCACAACGGCAACCCTTGTAGGGGCATGGGAACTCAGAGCGGGCTCTCACGACACAACAGAATGGCTTGACGGAGCAGCAGATGTAAGTTATCCGGGCGGAGGTCCGGGCACTTTCCATCCATCAAACTCCGATGGAGCGACCGGATACGACCCGGCCCCCAAGATGGCATTGATTACACTTGGTTCAACAACTAATGGAGCCACTGTCACACTAAGTGGCGGAGCAACCTCTGTTCTTACAGCAATAGCAACTGGCGGCACAAGCGCGAATGCGCAGACACTCGGTGCTACAATTAGCGGTCTGGTAGTCACACTACCTACAACTGGAACTGTAACCAGTGGGCAACTTGTGGTATTTTACAACTGAGGTGGGTGAATGCCTACCGTAACATATGCAGGCAAGTGGTATTCTCGTGCTGGACGCGACCCATCCATAGGCGAATGGATTCGCGGAAGCAGAAGAACCGTCTCCCAATCTTGGTTGGATGACAACAGGCATTGGTTACTCAAGGACGATTATATCATTGAGGGCGACGAAGCACCGCATTCAGATGCGGGCAATGATGGCATTCCAGACAGCGAATGGAGAAAAGCCGACATTATGGCTTGGCTCGACAATAACGGAATACCAATTAGCGGTGGTTACAAGACCAAGAGTTCTCTTCTCTCTTTAGTGGAAGAGGCTTTAAGTCCGGCCCCTGTCGAAGAGCCAGTAGTCGAGGCGGAACCTGAAGCCGAAGAACCAGTAGTGGAAGAAGCAGTAGTGGAAGAAGCAGTAGTGGAAGAAGCAGTGGTGGAAGAAGCAGTAGCAGAAGACGAAACGGAAATGGAGTGATGAAAAATGGCATTTAGTAGCACAACAGACACAAGAACACACGTAATGGGTGACCTAATGATGGTTACTGGAGATTGGAACGCAGCGAGTGTAGCAACAGGCACAATAGTAACTGGCCTATCAGAGATACTCGCTTGCGGAGTAATAGGCGACACTTTCGGTGACGTCACAGGTGGAGGCGTAGATGGGGCATTTGCCATCGTCACAGACGCAGCACCCGGCTCCCTCACAATAGATTGCGTAGCCAGCAACACTGGTAAGTGGTGGGCATTGGGTAAGCGCTGAAACAGGCGGTGACCTATATGGCTAATCTAACACTAAAGTTTGCAGTTATCGGCCCGATAGCCCCGAAGGATTTTTCCAATGAGGCTAGGGCAGAAACAGCATTGGCGGCAGGATATACTACGATTACTGATGCAGCGTCTACGTCATCATTAGTGTCATCTGAGCCAATTATTATTCTTGGAAATGTGTTTCTTGTTCTCACATACTATGCATGAAGGTGGTGTTTGTGGATGTCCAAGTTCGAGTTACAAACACTTGATATTGACGACATCAGCAGAGCAGCCAAGCAAAATGTTCGTGCAGACATTAAATACGACAACCAGAAAATCAATACCGATGCTCCGCTAAAGGGCATCACTAAGAAGCAGAGGGCGAGAACCTCTGATATCGCAGACATACTCGATATTGGTGCTGGCACACGCTGTGCTCACTGTGGTATGCTTCACTTTCTATGGAGGGCTACTTGTGGCGCTTGCGAAAGGCCTATGAAATATAACCTCGGAAGCCGTAATGAGGAGGCGAGGTTATGAATGAGTTTGACTTAGCATGGACCATCTTGAAGGGACTCCCCGAACAACAGATGTTTATAGAAGATTCAACACCTCCTAAAATGATGAACCAAAATAGGAGAATTAGTAGAATGGGAACAGTCAATCCTGCAATTGAGGGTATGTTATCAAGAGAGTGGTCTAATCATCCAGATTGGGGTGATAAACGTCCTAATTTAAGAATTAATTCAGAGGCAGCCCCAAATTACAAAGGGGATAGTTTATTGGATTGGACTCATTCCATAATTGATGGTTCTCAAGGACTACATGAAAAATGGTATCCGGGTAAAAAACGAGGAGCGTGGGGAACTGAGGGAGAAGATGTAGCGTATGACGATACTCCAAGACGCAACTCAACTCAAGATATTATTAACCAATATGACCCGAAAAAGCATGGAAACGATATTGACCAGTATATGGCTGAGAATGACCCATCTACACGAAGAAAACTGGAAGAAGAGGAAGAAACAAGAAAAAGAGGTGAACAAGAAACTCAAGATAATTTCAAAAATCTTCTTCAAGAATATGAACCGGAGCAATTTTTGGACCATCCTGACGGCTTAACTCCTATTCAAAGACAAAGAAGTAGATTAGAAGACATGGCTCGTGAGTTAGCAATGGCTCGCGGTATGCCTGACCCTCGTA